TGTTTGACCATTTTGGTAGTACTTCTTTGGAGAATATTGTCAATCGAGTGCGCTACATGGCAAAAGGTCTTGGCTGTGGTTACGTGTTTCTTGACCACCTTAGCATTATCGTTAGCGGCGGTGATGTGGGTGATGAGCGCAAGGCTCTCGATTCCATAATGACTAAGTTGCGGATGCTAGTACAGGAAACAGGAATCAGTCTTATCTGTGTTAGTCACCTAAAGCGCCCGGAAAGCAAAGGACACGAAGAAGGCGCTGCAACATCACTAGCGCAACTCCGTGGCTCAGGTGCTATTGCACAACTATCTGATATTGTCATTGGCTTAGAGCGTAATGGACAAGCACAGGACATGATTGAGCGCAATACCACATCTGTGCGGGTTCTCAAGAACCGTTTTAGCGGATATACTGGCAACTGCGGTGCATTACTGTATAATGGGCAAACTGGAAGAATGTTAGAAATTAAGGATACATTATGAACAACGACTTAGTAGAAAAAGCACGGCAGTATGCCAAGACAGACGAATACTCTGTTACTCGTAACTACATAAATGCCTTGTGTCTCGAGATTGACAGGCTACGCACCCTTAATCGGGATGTCTTTGGTCGTATTCAAGATAACCGTGCTGTCTATGCTGATGCCGAGCGTTATCGCTGGCTCAAGAGTGCATCATGGGATATTGACCCTAAGATTGTTGCACCATCGGTTATAGCCTGTAATGGTGATATGTCTGAATGGCGCTGGATGATTGGCGATGAGATTGATGTCGCTGTGGACAAGTTTATTGCGGAGGGTAAATGAGTTTTACCATCTATGAACCCGATGGAAGAATGTTTATTCAATGGTTCTTTACTATGGATGAACTTATTAAATCAATGTTGAAGTACCCTAACAATGTATATCACAGGAATGAATCATGATTAAGAATGTAAAAGTAGACGGCTTTGTATGGGTTGCTGAGAACGGTGCAGTAGACTACGGATTTTTTTTTGGTGATGCCGATGAAGCCGTACAATTTAGCACCACACTCAAGCAACTCATTCGAGATACATTAGAAGCATACAAGGTGTTAGGCACTGATGTTGTTGCGGATTACCATGTTGAAGATTGTCAGCAACTGATTAAGGCACTGAGCAATGCACAGAAGATGATTGAACACGAACTGAAAAGGATTGAAACCAATGCTAGTCAAGATAAATAACCTCATCATTGAAACAATGAATGTAACGTACATCGTTGACCGTGATGTCCATATGAACAACGGTAAGTCTTTCACATTGCTTGAGCCAGAGATTCAAGAGTTACTTGCTGCAATGTTTGAAGAACCACGACCAATCCCAATAGAGACAGTAACTGTCGTTGAAGAACCCCTTATTCGCAAGAAGAAAGTACTTAAAAAGAAATGAAATGGACTGGCACTATCCTCTGTCTGATTGGCATTGGCTTGACTAGCCTGAACATCTTTCCATTGAATCTGTGGTTTGGTTTGATTGGTAGTGGGTTATGGGCTTGGTCAGGTGTGCAGCAGAAGGACTATGCCTTGTTCACCGTTGAGTTTGTAGCAGTAGCGCTGTATCTTGGAGGCTTGATAAAATTATGCTTATGAACAACGATAAGAAGTTTGATATTGATTTACAGTACGGACAAGTCTTCGAGAAGAAGGTTGCTGATATGTTGCAGCACAGCAAGATAGAAGTTAAGACTGAGCGAGAGAAGTGGAAGTCCACAGGCAACATTGTGATTGAGTTTGAGAGCCGTGGTAAGCCTAGTGGCATCGCTACTACCGAGGCAGAGTACTGGTTTCATAACCTTGCTCTCGGTAATGATATTGTGATGACTTTGGTAATCCCGACTAAAATACTCAGGAATTATATCGTGCAGACGATGCCGAGGATTGTGAGTGGCGGTGATAACAACACTTCACGATTGTATTTGCTTAATCTGCAAAGTTTAGTTAAAATGATTAACGTATGCGCATAGTCCTTGACATTGAGACCAACAGCACACACGATAAAATCTGGTGTGTTGTGTGTCGTGACATTGACAAGGATGTTGTCTCTACTTTTGTGAAGCCAGCATCACTGCAAGACTTTATTAACAACTGTGACATTGTAGTTACACATAACGGTATCTTCTTTGATTTCCCTGTACTCAAGAAGGTTTGGGGAATTACTGTCAAAAAGTCACAAGTAGTAGATACGCTAGTGCTGTCTAGGTTATACAATCCTAGCCTAGAAGATGGACACAGCCTTGCTGCGTGGGGTAATCGTCTAGGTTTTGCCAAAGGCGACTTCACAGACTTTGACGGCGGTCTCACAGACGAGATGTTGCAATACTGTATTCAAGATACAAAGGTCACAGCAGAGTTGTATAAACATTTAACGAAGGAGATGGAAAATGGTTTCTCAAAAGAAAGTATCACGCTCGAACACGAAGTCGCAATTATCATTGCTGAACAAGAGCGAAACGGTTTCAAGCTGGATATGCCTAAAGCTCTATGCTTACTATCTGAACTTAAGACTAAACTGGACATTATTCAAGTTGAAATGGAAACCATCTTTCCGCCAGTCGTCATCAGTGGCAGAACACATAAAACAAGTGGGAAGCCTCTCAACGACATCGTCACGCCGTTCAACCCCGGCAGCCGCCAGCAAATTGCAGAGAGACTTCAAGAAAAGGGTTGGAAACCCAAAAAGCGTACCGAAAAAGGTAGCGTCATCGTCGACGAAGAAGTCCTCGCCAGTCTCGACTACCCGGAAGCCAAAACCCTCGCAGAATACATGATGTTACAAAAGCGAATCGCTCAGGTAGATTCGTGGATAAAGGCAGTCGGTGCAGACAGTAGGGTTCATGGTCGTGTCATCACTAACGGCGCTGTAACAGGTCGCATGACACACATGAGTCCAAACATGGCACAAGTGCCTAACAGTGGAAGCCCCTACGGACATGAGTGTAGGGATTTGTGGACAGTAGAGAAAGGATATAAGTTAGTCGGTATTGACGCAAGCGGCTTAGAGTTGCGTATGTTGGCTCACTATATGAACGACAATGAATATACGAATGAGGTTGTATCAGGCGATATACACACAGCGAACCAAACCGCTGCTGGGTTGCAAACGAGGAATCAAGCTAAGACGTTTATCTATGCCTTTCTCTATGGCGCAGGAAGTGCCAAAATCGGGTCGATTGTTGGAGGTAGTGCGAAAGAAGGACAAAAACTCATTGATAGTTTTCTACAAAACACACCGAAACTTAAAAGGCTTAGAGAGAAAGTGGCTCGTCTCTATGCTAAAGAAGGATGGCTACAAGGTCTTGACGGACGAAAGTTACTCGTTCGTGCAGAACATTCGGCGCTCAACACGCTATTGCAAGGCGCTGGTGCGATAGTAATGAAACAGGCTGTTGTGGTTTTGCACAAGAAGTTGCGTAAATCCAAGATAGACTTTAAGATGGTTGCCAATGTCCATGACGAGTGGCAGATTGAAGTTGCAGAACAGCGTGCAGAAGAAGCAGGTATGTTAGGTAAAGAAGCAATCAAAGAAGCTGGTATAATGTTGAAAATGCGCTGTCCTCTGGACGGTGAATACAAAGTAGGTAACTCATGGAAAGAGACACACTAATGATAGAAGAAAAAGACGAGAACTTGCTTGGGATGGTGGCTGTCTCTGCCTACAAAGATGGGACTTACTCGTTAAGTTCGTCTTTTGATTTAAAAGAAACATACGACCTTTTGAAAGATGCCGTGTTGGATATAGAAGATGGGACATTAGAAGAAAGTCTTAATCCCTATACCCAAACCCTGCAGTAGTTGTGGTACAATAGTGTTAGCAGTATTCATAAACCGTAGTAGATAAGGAGTTTTAAAATGGAAATTAAACCAGTAAAAATCGAAGCAGAAATTCAGTGGGCTTTCTTTGACCGTGTTAACGACATGAGCGGGAAGTTTCAATGTGACTTGGCTAACCTGTCTGACAAGGCTGTGGAAGCATTGGAGTCGATTGGTCTTGAGCCACGCAAGCGTGAAGACAAGCCTGAGAAGGGTTGGTTCTTGACCGTCAAGTCAAACTACGCTATCCAGCCTTACGACAAAGAAGGCAATGAGGTTAAGGACACCGTAGGCAACGGCTCTAAGGCTGTGGCATTGATTAAGCCTTATAGCTGGACTTGGAAGAACAAGAAAGGTGTTAGCGCATCACTGGCAAAGATTGTCATTACCGACTTAGTCAAGTACAGTGCCGAAGGTGCTGATGCTGACTTGGACGACGACATCCTGTGATAACAGCGTTCATTGATGCCGATAGCCTATGCTATGCAGTGGGTTTCTCTAGCAACGATGCTGAGGAATACATTGCGATAGCAAGGCTTGAGGAAACAATGACTGAACTTTGTATGGACTTGGATTGTGAAGATTACAAGGGCTTCCTAACGGGCAAAGGCAACTTCCGTGATTCGATAGCAGTTACAGCTCCATACAAGGGTCAGAGAATATCCGAGAAACCAGTACATTTACAGGCGCTAAGAGACCACCTAGTGAACTCTTGGGGCTTTGAAGTAGTGCAGGGTATTGAAGCAGACGATGCAGTCGGTATCGCTGCGTATGCGGTCTCTGAAGATGAATCAATCATGGTTCACATTGACAAAGATTTAAACCAGTTTAGAGGTTGGCATTACAACTACCGTAAGAAAGAAAAGTATTATGTCTCTGAGTTTGAAGGCTTGACTGCGTTTTATACTCAGATATTAACAGGTGATAGGATTGACAATATCATCGGTTTAAAAGGCATTGGACCAGTTAAAGCAAAAAGGATACTAGAAGAATGTACCAACGAAACCGAGTTGTACCAAGCAGTCCTGAAAGCCTACGAGGGCGACACGGACCGAGTGCTGGAAAACGCAAGACTCCTGTGGCTACAAAGAACACCAAACGAGACTTGGAATCCTCCCCAATAGTGTATGTAGAGTGGGTTGATGCCGTCTCTGATGCTGGGTGGGAAGACAACGTCAAAGTTGATATTCACCATGTATGCACAGTAGGTTTTTTAATCGCAGAAACAAAAGATGGAATCTGTCTTGCATCAACCGTATCCGGTGATAACAGTAATGCACGGATGCACATTCCTAAATCATGGATTACTAAACGAAAGGTTATCAATCGTGAAAACAAGCAGCGCAAAGCAAAAGGGAAGGCTGCTACAGCAGTGGACAGTAAAGAAGTTGTTGGAGAGGTATCCACAGTTAACGGATAAAGACTTACGCAGTTGTCCAATGGGTAGTCACGGTGAAGATGTCGTGATGTCTCAGTTTGCTAAAGAGGAACTTCCAGCTACATTTGAGTGTAAGTCTTTAGCAAAGATTGCTGTGTATAATTACTACGAGCAGTGCAAGAAACATGGCGATGGTGAACCGATTGTTATTATCAAGCAAAACAATTCTAAGCCACTCGCTGTAATTGATGCAGAACTTTTATTTGATTTGATGGCTAACAATGGAGATGAAGATGATTATGAATTATGATGACAGCAACGAAACTTTCACCGTAAGTCTTACTGTTGAAGACAGCAACGATACAGTTACCAAACAGTTTACTCTGCCTTACGATGAGTCATGGACAACCGTAATGGCTAAAATAGCTGATGGATTGTCTGCGTACTACGGTTACGACCTAAAGGAAAAGATACGCTTTGTCGTCACTTATCCAGAATGTCATACAGGCACAGCCGGTGAGTTATGTATTTCTAAGCAAGACTTTGAATCCTTTATGGAAGCACAACAGAACCTATGAAAATCCTTCTACTCGATATTGAGACAAGTCCTAACACAGCCCATGTTTGGGGTCTGTGGCAGCAAAACGTCAGTATCAATCAGTTGATGGAGTCTTCTTATGTTTTATGCTATGCAGCTAAGTGGCTAGACAATGAGGAGGTTTTATTTGATTCTGTCCACCAATCTAAACCAAAGAAGATGCTTAAAGGAATACATGGACTTCTCAACGAAGCTGATGCTGTGGTGCATTATAACGGCACTAAGTTCGACATTCCTACTCTTAACAAGGAATTTCTCTTACATTCTTATAATCCACCATCACCTTATAAACAGATTGATTTACTTCGTGTGGTTCGTAGCCAGTTTCGTTTTCCTAGCAACAAGCTGGATTATGTAGCACAGCGACTTGGTTTAGGACAGAAACACGCTCACGAAGGACACTCTTTGTGGGTTAAATGTATGAACGGAGATAACGATGCTTGGGAACGGATGCAAGAATATAATATACAAGATGTTGTCTTGTTGGAGTCGCTTTATCATACGCTGTTGCCGTGGATTAAGACGCATCCTAATCGTAACCTCCACTCTGAATCTGCAGTGTGTCCTACTTGTGGTAGCAGTGCAATACAGAAGCGAGGTCAGGCTATCTCGTTATCAGGTTCGTATCAACGATACCAATGCCGGGACTGCGGAAGCTGGAGTCAAGGAGTGAAATCATTAAGAAAATCAGCGGAAGTGAAACATCATGGATAACAATTCAGCAGCAATCCAAACACCTTTTGGTTATATCCGGGAAGAAACCTTAAAAGATTTAATTGAGGGTTACAAAGAGGGGACTATTACTTCTGACACTTTAGCACGTCAAGTCGGTGGTACACACTACAAAAAAGGTGTCCAGCCTTGGACTATCGCCCTTGATTGGGGACTTGACCCGTGGTCACATAATGTGGTAAAATATATCCTCCGCTTTCCTTACAAGAACGGAAAGGAAGACCTAAAGAAGATTCAGCATTATTTGGAGTTTTTGATAGAGAATTACGATGAAGTAAACAACAAGTATTACAAATAGAGAGAAACTATGCCTTTGCTACTCCACGAGATAAAAGAACGGTTAACCGCACTTGATGAAGTAACCTTACTAGAACTACTCAACATCAGCAGTGAAGACATAGTAGAAATGTTCTCAGACCGCATCGAGGACAACGCCGATAAACTAGAAAAGGAAGTTAAATAATATGGCAGCATACAACATGACCCCGTACAACACATTCATCGCCAAGAGCCGGTATAGCCGTTACTTGGACGATAAAGGTCGTCGTGAGCATTGGAATGAAACAGTAGCAAGGTACTTTAACTTTATGGAGAAGCACTTAGCAGAAAAACAGAACTACACACTTACAAAAGAATTGCGTAATGAGTTAGAGACAGCCGTTGTTGCACTTGATGTCGTACCATCTATGCGTGCAGTGATGACAGCAGGACCTGCGCTAGAGCGTCAGAATGTCGCAGCATTTAACTGTTCTTATTTACCAATCGACGACCCCAAAGCCTTTGACGAAGCAATGTATATTCTTCTCTGTGGCACTGGTGTTGGTTTCTCTGTGGAGCAACAATATGTTTCTAAGTTACCTGAAGTGCCGACTCAGTTGTTTGATAGTAAGACTTCTATTGTTGTGTCGGATTCTAAAGAAGGATGGGCAAAATCACTTCGTCAACTCATCGCTCTTTTGTATGCTGGCGAGATTCCAAAATTTGACGTATCTCGAGTTAGACCAGCAGGAGCAAGACTCAAAACCTTCGGTGGACGAGCTTCTGGACCCGGACCTCTGGAAGAACTTTATCGCTTCTGTGTCATCAAATTCAAAGGAGCAGTTGGTCGCCGTCTCAGTTCCCTTGAGTGCCATGATATTCTGTGCAAAATCGGGGAAGTTGTTGTTGTGGGTGGAGTCCGACGGTCAGCAATGATTAGTCTGTCTGATTTGTCAGACGACAAGATGGCTCACGCTAAAGCAGGTAACTGGTGGGATGGTCAAGGACAGCGTGCATTAGCAAACAACTCTGCTACTTACACTGAGACACCTTCTATTGGTCAGTTCATGCGTGAATGGAGTTCTATTTACGAATCACACTCAGGAGAGCGTGGTATCTTTAATCGTGATGCTTCTCAGGTACAGGCTGCTAAGAATGGACGACGTGATGCGACTTATGCTTTTGGTACAAACCCATGTTCAGAGATTATTCTCCGTCCTTACCAGTTCTGTAATCTATCCTCTTGCATCATTCGTGCTGATGATACTGAAGATAGCATTGCTAACAAGATTCGTCTTGCTACCATTTTGGGTACTTTTCAGGCTAGTCTTACAGACTTTCCATACTTGCGTAAGATTTGGCAAAAGAACACCGAGGAGGAGGCGCTTTTAGGTGTGTCGATGACAGGTATCTGCGACAACACTTTACTCAACAACCCTGATGATGAATCATTACCTGCTCGATTGGAGAAACTCCGTGACCTTGCTGTTTCTGTTAATGCTGAGTTTGCTAGTGCTATTGGAATCAATCAGAGTGTTGCGGTCACGGCTGTTAAGCCGGAAGGAACTGTATCACAACTCTGTTCTACCGCATCTGGCATCCATCCTCAGCATAGTAAGTATTATATTCGCCGTGTACGAGCTGATAACAAAGACCCTTTAACACAGTTTATGATTCAAGCAGGATTTGTTGCAGAGCCTTGCGTGATGAAGCCTGAGTCAACAACAGTATTTAGTTTCCCTGTTGCTGTGGCTGATGGTGCGTTACTGCGTGAAGACTTGACTGCGATTCAGCATCTGCGCTTGTGGTTAATATTCCAGCGTCACTACTGTGAGCATAAACCTTCTGTAACTATCTCTGTCTTGGAGAACGAATGGATGGATGTCGGAGCATGGACATTTAAGCACTTCGATGAAGTTACTGGTGTGTCGTTCCTGCCGATGGATGGCGGCACTTACAAGCAAGCACCTTATGAAGAATGTGACGAAGAAACTTACAACAAATTAAAGTCGTTAGTTCCTGATACAGTAGATTGGGAGAACTTCAAAGAGTATGACGATAATGTCGAAGGCGCTCAAACCTTGAGCTGCACCGCAGGTGGGTGCGAGATATGATAGAGATTGGATTGATTGTCCTAGGCGCTGTTCTCGGTATTTCAGGAGTATTAGCAGTACAGTGGCTATATAACTGGATTGCTTCTATGCGTAAACAAGTAGAAAGCGTTAAATGGGATTTAGAACGCTATCAGCGACAGCGTGAAGATTGGGTTGAGTTTTGCTTTTGGAAAAACGAGCAAAAGAAACAGTAATTCCTTGTGTGTTGTAGTACTTTATAGCCTCCCTTCGGGGAGGTTTTTTTATGAGACGAACATCGCTC